GTTAAATAACGTTCGTATGTCGTCAGGTTTGTTCCTCGCACCAGGAGACGTTCTAGAAAAGGGACGTGAAAAACTAAAACAATTGGGGATTGAAGTGAAGATAAAGCCTTGGCAAACAGCAAAGAAAGAAGATGGACTCCAGAATGGATCAGCTGATAACGGCGGCACAGATAGTGGAGAACTACGGGGAGCTGGAAAAACTGGAACAGCAAATGTGGAGCATGTGGGAGGAGATGAGCGCGGCGGTTCAGCGGGAGAAGATGGACGAGAATTGGCTCAAGAGGCAGTGGAGGGACGCGGCCAGAAGAAGGGAGTTGTACGAACAGAAGGTAGAACAGATGGAAGTCAGCATAGGAAGACTGCAGGAGAAGATGGCGTCTCATCCGGGCCGGGATCAAACGGTGGAGCCCCAGCAGGGGGGTCAAGGGGTGAAGAGAAGGCTACCGAGCGCGGAGCGAGGCGACTTCAAAAAACTGAAGGAGGAAAGGAAGTTCCGGCTGATGGTGCAGGACGTGATGAACGAGGGGATGATGGAGGACGAGGACGAGGGGTTGAGTACAGAGTATTAGCTGATGGTGTGGCGGAGTGTGTGTATAAGAAGTATGGGATAAAGCTGCCAGTGGGGGATAGCGAGGGGAAGGTTATCATCATTGAGAAAGCTTTATCAAAAGATTTAAAGATCGACCCGGATGATTACCAGAGGCAGTTTGACGAATTGAAGGCTGGGGGAGGAAAGGGAGGGAAAATCCAAAAAGAACAGATCATTTCAGTAAATTCTAAGGGCAAATTGGAGTCGTTGCTAAAAGTTGAGGCACGAAGCAATTCGCAGGAAACAATAAAGGGAGATTTAAAGTATAGGCTGGGAACTAATGACATCAGCGCGGTCGGAAGAGCAACGATGATTTTCTCAACGTCAACGGGTGATACGGGGTGGAAAGAGGTTATGCGAGAGGCAGCAAAGAATACTAACATTATGATGTACACACACGAAGGTGACAGTGATCCAATTGTTTATTTGATAACTCTATTAGAACATCTCTAGCCGGGAGAATCGATAGTACATAGAACGTTATTTGTTAC